TTATTCTTTGGTTTCCGGTTCTTCATCGGGAGGGTGATCTTTCCCGCCCTGGACGGCGTCAAGAGTATCGCGGTAGATTTTGAACCTTTTCAGAAGCCACTCCGGGCGCTGCGCGCCGAGCTTTACAGCGTTCTCCAGGATGGATCCCAGTTCTGTAATGATATACCAGAGCAGCACCAAGGGCGTGATAAAGGTAGAGTATGTGAACGGCAATGATACCGGTGCGGCGTCCAGGATAATACCCAGCGCGATGTCGGCCAGTGCCGCTACCAGCACTGCGAAGATCTCCCCGAGCTTATGCCAGAGCCCATCGCGCGCGATCGCGCTCGACCATTCGCCTTTCCGACGGGCTGCTGCTGTGCCGGAGATATAGTCGAGAAACATGCAAAATACCCAGATCACGACAACCCAGCCGATCCAGCCCCAGAGGGCCGTGAAGAAGGCCAGGATCGCGGCGATCGCGCCCTTGATTTCTTTAGCTTTTTCGGGTGTGTTCATTTTTTCACTCCTCCGTCTTTTTGTTTTTGTAGTTCCACATGGCTTTGAAGCTCTCTCCGCCCCACTCGCCGTCGACGCCGATCTTGGCCGCGGTCTGGAACTCCTTGAGCGCCGCGAGGGTCTTGTCTCCGAACTTGCCGTCGACGTCGCCCGGATCAAATCCGTTCGCCTTGAGCAGCTGCTGCATATGCTGCACCTGCGGGCCATAGTTGCCGATTTTGAGCAGCGCGACCGGTACCTGGTAGGTGTAGGGGAAATAGCTGTGATCAGGCTCCTCGGGCTCGTTTAATCCGCCGGAGGGATCGTCCGGGACGTCGCTGCCGTCCAAGATCGACCAGCACGGTCGGCCGTAGCCGGCGATGTAGCCGGAACCGAGCGAGTAAGTATTGCGCCGGACGGCGTCGGAGCTGTTGCCCTCGACGGTTGTGACGATGCCGCTCGTGACGTCCACGACGATGCCGGTGTGATTGATCCCGCCGCCGACGTTGAAAAACACCTGGTCTCCGACCTCCGGCGACGTGCGCCAGAAGCCGGCGGCCTTGTAAAAGTTGGCCGAGGCCGAGCAGAGCGCCGAGAAGCTGCTCTTCGGCTGGAACGTGAGCCGCGAGGCGAGATCCAGCCCGAAGCACTCGATGAAGCCCACGTCGACAAAAATGTCGCACCAGGGCTGATTCTGGGCGTTCCAGCCGCCCGCCGCGGTCCATTTCTCCGCGTACTTGTTCCAGTTGTTCGCGCCCTCGGCCGTGCCGACCTGCGCGTTGCACCAGGCAACAAGCCGCGCCTTCGCTTCCTGAACTGTCATTTTTTTCTCCTTACGTTGTTGGCACTTCTTTATGTTTGAATTTCGCCTATGAGTGTCATGCGCAATCTAACAGAGTTTGACCCGGCGGAGGTTGATAGGGCATACGCATTGAACTTTGTGGTTGTCATTGAAAGCCGCCCCGCAGGCAGGCTGAATCCGTTGCCGATACTCCAATCACAGCCAACATAATACTCAGCGTTTCGCATTGTAAACGGGGTAGCAATATTTGCGAAATAATAACCGTAAAATCCGTTAACTGTTAAATAGTGTTCTAATGTATCAGCGACCACCCGTGTTGCGATTACAACATTATTATTCAATTTGTAATATGCCCATCCATTAGACGTTCCTGTTTCAGTAATATGCGCGAGAGTATCGGGAAGCGCGCCCACGCCTGCGGCATCAAGCTTGACAGCACCCGTTTTGCCATTGACCGAGGTGATGGGGTACGGTGGTGGGTTTGTCGCGCTGTACTGGCGTTCGTTGGCCACGTTTCCGAGACCGACGTCAGGCGGCAGCAGCGAGATCGCGCCGACCTTGCCAGCGACACTTGTCACCGGATAGGGCGGCGGGTTCTGTGCGCTGTACTGCCGCTCGTTCGCCACGTTCCCGAGACCGACGTCGGCAGCCGAGAAGCTGATCAGAAGCTCGGCGGTCGTCTTGTTCCCAGAGAGCGTGATGCCGTTGATCGACGGTTTGTTCGTCAGATCACTGTAGTCTGTCGTGCCAGCAGGGCCGGACAGATCAATCGGGTCAGGGTTAGGCAGTCCCGCGGTGTTGGTCCAGGAAAGCACGCCATCCTCAGAGACTGAGGGGATGAAGATCGCCTCGCCCGCAGGCCCCGGAGGGCCCGGCGGCCCTTCGAGGAAGTTGATCCCCATGTCGAAGCTCTCGACATACTGGACCAGCTCGAACCACTCGCAGGACTGATCCTCCAGGATGAAATTATCGCAGGCGCCGCTCATGAGAGGATCTCCTCGTTGTTCGTCGGATAAACATCGACCGCCCACATCCGGGATCCCGGCGCGTCATATTTCGACTTGTACGCGCGCATCTGCAGCAGCGCCGTCCCCGGCGCGGTAAACAGCGCGGTCTCCTCCTGCGTGAGCTGGACCTTGACGGCATCCTCCTGCAGCGTGAGCGCGGCCTTGTTCTTCACGATGATCTGCTTCTTGTCCTGGGAGAACGTGACGAGGATCTCGGAATACTCGGCCGGATCGATCGGCGTTTTGATCCCCGCGGTATAGCTGCAGCATCGAATGATTGCCATACGGCTACCTCCTCAGACCAGGAACCGCACAAACGGTTCCAGCGCCTTAATATCTCCCGCGGAGAGCCTCAGGTTGTCGTCGGCCCGGATCTCGATCGGCGTCTCGCTGTCGAGATCCGGGATCTCGAAGTTCTCGAGCTCCGTCAGCTTCGCCTCGTTCGGTACCGCGCCGAGTTTCTGCCTCTCCTGGCTGAAAAAACGCAGGTGCCGGTTGCACTTCTCGACGACCTCCACAACACGGAAGGCCGTCCGCAGGGGGAGATCCTGCACGACGAGCTTCTGCAGCGCACCGCGGGCGTTTACGATTTCAATCAGTTTCATGTCCTCACTTCTCACTCCTTATGAGATAAGTCCGTATGCTTTGAGCGCGGTGATCAGTGTCGCCACTGACGCCGTGTTCGAAACAGTCTGACGGCTGGCTGCAGCGTGCCCAAAAAAACCGAGCGTGCTGCTCACCGTGCCGATGTTAATCGCCTTGTAATTTGCGCCCAGGCTTATGGCGCCGGATGCGTGGAGATCGCCGAAGGGCTTTGACGTCGATCCGAGCGCGATCGATGACCCGACGCTCGGTGTTAGCACAGATCCCGAGAGTGCGACCTCGTTAGTTCCGGACTTCAATTTTGCAGCTGACACGTCGACCCAGCTCACGGCATAGTTGCTGTTGCTGCTTTTCGCCAGCACTTGCCCGGATGTCCCTCCCGTTGGGATGCCGTGCGCGTCGACCCAGCTCACAGCGTAGTTGCTGCTGCTGCTCTTCGCCAGCACTTGCCCAGATGTCCCGCCCGTTGGGATCCCGTGCGCGTCAACCCAGTTTACTTCGTAGGCATCGCCGGAGCTCTTTGCCAGCACCTGGCCAGCTGTACCGCCGGATGGAACGTAGTGCGGCGTCGACCAGGACAGGGAGTAATTATCGTCGGAGCTCTTCGCGAGCACCTGCCCGGACGTCCCGCCGGACGGAACGTAGTGCGGTGTCCTCCACTCGATCGCGTAGTCCGCAGAGCTGCTTTTCGCCAGCACCTGGCCGCTGCTGCCGCCTGCTGGAATTCTTCCCGGATCCTCGCTTCCTGGCGCGCCGATCACATAGTCGACGAGGTATGTACCGCTCGACTTTGTTACCTTAACACGATCACCCACGGCAAAAATGCAGGACGTGTTGCACTTGTAGACCTTGTTTGTCGCCTCGTCGCTGCCGTCGAACTGCAGACGCAGTCCATCCTCCAGAACTTCGGCCACCGTGGCCAGCCGGATCTCGGCCGCCTGCAGGTTCTCACCGGCCTCCGGCGTTTCTGTTACGATCATCTCATTCAAGGGCAATCACCACTCTTTCAAGCCTGTGCGTCATGCTGCCGCCCACGCGGAGCTCCATGGAAAAGCCGCGTTCGATGCAGATCGATGCCAGATCTCCATAGTGCAGGGCGGTGACGTCGTTCACTCCAAAGCCCGGCAGCAGCGCCGTCTGCACAGTGATCGTCTCGCCAGTGCTCAGGCTCTCGTTGCACAGTCTGGCCGTGTATGCGTCCAACTCCTCCTGCGAGGCGATATTGTCCAGCCGTTGGAACCGCACGATCCGACGCCCGCGCCGCGGGATCGACAGCGGGCTCTGCGGGTTCCGGTTTTCCGCCGTGGCCACCATCGGGCCCTGCTTGTCCGCGTTGCTGACATAACAGACAAACACGTTCGGCGCCTGGTAAATATCCGTTTCCCGCCGGATCTGCGGCAGGAGCAGACTCTGCACGTTCCCGCTGTCGAGCACGTGGTCGATGTTTTCGGCGGTCGGCGTTCTCACCGGTGTGACGATCGCCGCCCCTGTTGCGTCGAACCACAGCGGGTTATAGTTGATTTCCGCCAGCAGATCGTTGACGATCGTCAGCAGCGACGTCCCGATATCCCAATCCTCCCGGTCCTCAGTCAGCGCTGCGGCCGACGGCGTCACGATCATCAACACGATCCCGGCCTCTGTCAGCAGCTGCCGCACGACGTCCGTGTAAAGGCTGCCGGCAGTAAAATGCCGGATCGTCTCCGTGTAAGTGTCGCGCAAGAGCCAGCAGCGGTCGTAGGCTTCGACCTGCACGCTGCGCGTGCTCTCGTCCTCGCTGGGCGTCACCGTCGCCGGCAGATACACGCCCAGAGGGGACTTGACGCCGTCGATCACGAGCTCCGGCCGGATCTGATCCGTCAGCCAGTTGATCGAATCGTCGGCGGCGAAGAATCCGGAAAAGGACATTTTGATCTCCGCGCTCTCGTTCATGAGCAGCAGCGGCGAGGCGTCCCGGATGGGGCGCAGCTCGGTAAAGTCCGCGCCGTTGCGGACGACGATGTATCGAAAATCAACCGTCCGCATCATCTACGTAGTCCTCCCATTGAATCTGCTCGATCGTGAACTGTGCCGCCTGGTAGAACGTGTTGACGACGGAGGTGATCGACGTGATCGCGCCGATCAGGATCTTACCGTCCTTGCTCTTGAGGATCACGACCTGGCCGCGCAGCCGGTAGAAACGCTCGGCGTCCTGCGCGCACAGGAAGGCCGCGTCATACGCGCCGCTCAGATCCTCATAGGGAGACAGCTCCAGCACCGGAAACGTCGCGCCCGCAATATGCCGCAGGCTGTGCGTTTTCTGCCAGGTGAAGCTCTGCTGCGTCATGCTCCGCTCGCTGTAGCGAAGCGGCAGCCACTCGCCTCCGGACAGCAGCGCGATCAGCGGGCGCCGTGGGCACATTTTCCCCTCGCCGGTGTTGCTGGGCGAAAAGTTGCCGGCGGG